TGTTGTTACACTTTCAACTACTGTAACACCTGGAATATGTCGTCCAAATGCAGAACTATGAATGTCACGCTTGTCTTTATAGAACAAATCGTGGTTGCCTGGAAACCAAAAGAACTGCTCGAAGGCAGCACCTAGTTTTTCCAGACAGCGTAAACTAGAATCTAAAGTGAATAAGTTTAAACTGTTTCGATTGTGTGACCAATCTCCAAGGAAGATGCAGGTTTCTGCACCTTCTCGTTTGGCTTCTTCAATAAACCAATCTACAAATTCTTCGCAATCTCTTAAATGTGCCGCACTGTTTGATTTTAAACCAAAATGTATATCAGTGAAACACGCTACCTTTTTAAACAAGGGCATTGTTATAGTTCTCCTGTTTAAAAGTGTAGCAGGCTGAGATAATAAAGTCAAGCCGTAGCTTCTTCATTATCTTCATCATCATTAACAAAATCGCTATCCTGGCTTTTTGGCATACGCATATTTTTGTAGATTTCGGCTTGTCTAGCAATCTCTTCTGCGTACTCTTGGCTGTTTTGTCGTGTCAAACTTGGAGTCAATCCGGCTTCTTCTAACAAATCGTCTCGAATGTTTTGACTTTTCTTCTCTAAATTTAAGATACGAGTGAAGCTATTGGTAACAGCCGCGGTGTAATATGCAAACGGGTTTTCTGATTTTGACTCGTCAAACTGTAATCCAATCTGGCTCAGCTGTAAAATAGCTTGTCCCTTCATTTCATCAACATAGGTGTAGCCTCGCCAGTTACTACGTTGTGCGTAACGCTCGGATAATTTAATAAACATCTTACCTAAATTTTCGGTAATGCGTCCGTGATCCTTACTGAAGTGTCCTGTATCAACAGGTCCTTTCCAATGACTTTTACCAACACAGATTAATTCACCTTCTTCGTTGTATTTCCAATGTTGATAAGGAGGAAAGTTTACTTTCTCGTGAGCATCAGCTGTAGTTTTAGTAGTTTTCTTTCGTCCTGGGGCAAGGGGAATATGATCAAAAGTCATAATACGAATGATAACATCCGTTTTAGCTACAGTAGTGTAATCTGGAGTACACTCTGCTAGTTTAATTTTCTTATCTCCGCTTAATCTTGCAGCCGCAAATGCCTGTAATCCTAATCGTTTAGCTTTATTTCTTTTTGCATCTGCTAATGTGCGAATGTTTACCTTGTCTAAACTTGATAAGATAATATCGTGTTGCTTATACTCTGGTTGGGTATAACTTGAAAACGAACATTTGCTTCGATGGATTTCTGCTAACAGGTCTCGGTTATTTAGATATTTTGTTTTTCTTGTTGTTACTATTCCGATGGACATTAAAATGGGTTCCTTTAAGGTTAGTATAACACAAACGTAGTATATGGTGTCAACCATATTAAGTTAGCATTTTATTTATAGGTTAAATAAGGTATAAAGGAAAAAAGTATGTCTGAAGATATCCTAGGAGAACCGAGTAATTTTGTAGGATCCACTACACCGGGCGGTGCCTACATTGGTTATAGAAATCCAAAACGTCCAACTAGCGGTGCTGGTGGCGGCCGCGGCGGCCAGGGCGGACCTACTGCTGACGAATTGTATGCGTATCAAGTTGGAGGAGGCCGCGGCGGCCAGGGCGGACCTACTGCTGACGAGCTCGCAGCCTACAGAGATACACAAGGGGTAAAACCAGGCGCTGAACCACCTGCAGAGCAACCAGCTACGCAGGTTAATATGATATCAATGAATGGATATAACGAAGGAGACAACCGAGTTAGAATTCGTGTTCCTAACGATTACCTAACAGGTACAACTGCTCCTAACGCACAATTTGGCGGCGTACTATTTCCTTATACTCCGTCTATTTCATTAGAAAATAAAGCAGAATATACATCATACGGGCCGATGCACAGTAACTACGCATTGAACTTTTATAAGAATAGTAGTATTCCTGACATTACAATTACAGGAAAGTTTACTGTACAAAATGATAATGATGCATTTATCTTTGTTTCGACTTCTCAATTGTTAGCATCTCTTACAAAAATGCGATGGGGCAGTGATAAAGATGCAGGTGCTCCTCCTCCTGTTTGTAGATTAGACGGGTATGGTGCATTCATGCTTAAAAATGTTCCAGTTGTTATTTCAAGTTTTAAACACGATTTACCAGACGGAGTAGATTTTTATACACTTAACTCCGCTTTATACGGAAACGTTAGTGTTCCGACTGTTGCAACATTTTCTGTAACTTGTAAGCCAACATACAGCAGAGCTGAAATACTTGGAATGTCAACATCTGGATTCATCGAAGACGCTTCATATCGAAATAAAGGATATCTATAATGGCTGAATATTCAAAATTAAGTCCTTATTACATCACAGATAGCAAGGACGGATATCTAGATGTAATGACATGGAGAGAAATTCCCAGTGAGTCTGACGATGTTACATTTACAATAACCAACAGCTATCAAAACAGGCCAGATTTACTAGCATATGATTTATACCAGGATGTAAATTTGTGGTGGGTCTTTTCTGCAAGGAATCCAAGTGTTATTAAAGATCCTATTTTTGATATGGTAGCAGGAACAAAAATATATCTTCCAAAACTTAGCTCAATGAAAAAGACACTAGGAATATAAGATGGCAGATAATAAACCTACAGTTGAGAATAAAACAGCCAAGCCTTCAAATACTACGCCTGAGAAAATAAAATCCAGCGGCGGTAAAAATGTTCTACACAACTATCGCTTGTTTAACTATATGTTTACTTTATCTGCATTAAAGAAAAATGCCGCAGGCGATCCTAGCAAGTATCAGCAAAGTGCAAATGAATTGGTTATCCTCCGAACAGGCGGCAAAGGCAGCAATGCTATAATGACACCGTCGGCCGGCGATTTAATATCAAGTTGGAAACCAACCACTGGCAAGGACAAAGAAATTGATAAAAAGATTCAAGATGAAAATAGCCAAAAATCTGCTAACTTTGTTAATAACACAAGTTTAACAAATTCTTTTAACGAAAAAAGCCCCGGCCGATTTGATATGTTTATTGACAACGTAGAAATTGAAAGCTATATGGGGTTTGGAGAATCAGGATCTGTAAGCCAGCCAACAAAGATTACATTTGATGTTTTTGAACCTTACAGTATTAATGGTTTCATTGAAGCATTACATGTATCTTGTGTAGGTGCAGGCTATCCTTCCTACAGCGGAGCATCTCTTATTCTAAAGATTGAATTTATGGGTTACCCTGACGGAGCAGACTTTACTTCTCCTGAGTCTGTAGGTCTTGCAGACAGGTATTTCCCTATTAAAATTACTGGTGTAGAAGTTGGAGTAGATGAACGAGGAACACGATACCGAGTTTCTGCAACTCCTTTTAACGAAGCTGGATTTGGTAACGCTAGCCAATTAAAGAAATCTATTAAAATGGCAGGAAAAACTGTTCAGGAAATTTTAAACAATTTAATGGACGGAATGAACAAACAGGTTATTGAAGAAGCCAAAGCAGCAAAGAAATCAAATCCGTCTTCGTACGACGAATATAAGATTAAATTTCCTGTATGGGATGACAAGCAAGGATGGATCGATGGCACAAATGACATTGCCAAAGCAGAAGTGTCTGAAATTTTAAAAGACAATAATCTTTATAAGTTTCCTGATCCTGGTAAGAATAGCAAACCGACTGCGAATCAGCCTAAAGGACAATCAAACCCAACTCCTGAACAAAATCAGAAACAACCTGAAACTTATAAATTAGAACCATCTAATCCAGTTGTTCAGTTTGCTGAAGGTAGAAACATTAATGAATGTATAACTTCTATTATTCGTGATAGTAAGTATATAAGAAAAATGATGGAGAAGTTAAGTTCACCATCAGAGTGGAAGTCAGTTGTCAAAGACAACATGATTGATTATTTCTTGATTAAGTTAGAAGTTACTAACAAAGAACAAATGGATGAAGATAAGTCTCGTCCGTATCAAATTTATACATACGTAGTTACACCTTATAAAATATTATATACTCTTATTCCTGGATATGGAAGAGAGCAATTAGACATGTCAAACTTACAAAAAGTTTCTGTTAGGGATTACAACTATATCTACATGGGCCAGAATCTTGATATTACAAAGTTTACCTTGAACTTTAATAATTTATTCTTTGAAGCTATTCCTGCTGCACTTGGTAATAACAATACTCCTGGTTCAAGAGATGCCGCTGCCAAGTCAAACAGCAATGATCCTAAGTCTGCACCAGCTGATACTAAAAGAAGTACAAACTCAACGATGCTTCCTCAGGCTCCTATTCAAACGGATCCTAAATTAACAGGTAACCCAAAAGATAAGGGTAATCAACGACAAGACGATCCGTATGCTTCGTTATCTCTTGGTCTACATAATGCAATTGTAAATTCAAATGCTAGTATGATTCAAGGAGATATTGAAATACTAGGTGATCCTATATATCTAGTTACAGGCGGTATTGGAAATGCTAGTCCTAAACCTAGCAATACAGGAAGACAAAAAACAGACCAAGGCGAAGCTGCACACAATAACGGACAAGTTCTAATCACAATTAATTTTAGAAATCCAATTGATATAGATCCACTAGAACAAGGAGGCAGATTATCGTTTGATCCTAAACTAGTTCCGTTCAGCGGAGTGTATTCTGTTAACATGGTTAGGTCAACTTTTAAAGATGGATTTTTTAAACAGACTTTAAAAATTATTCGTGTTCCTGGACAAGCTGAGCCTAGTGAAAACCCATCTAATCAAGGTAAGTCTGCTCCGACTGATCCTACAAAGACACGCAGTCAATCTAGCGACAAATATGATACTGTTACCACTGATACTACTCCAGCCGTTCCGACGCCAGCTGATCCTGTTATTACAACAGACGTAGGAACGACTGGAGATAGAGCAAGCACATTTAACTTAGCAACACAGCTAGATAGAGGATTGCCAAGTCCTGGATTGCCAGGAGAATTGAGTAACTTTACTGCGGCTACTGGCGGGCTTGGAGGAACAGTTGGATTAACTCAAGTTAGCGGAGCAACTCCTAACCTAGCAGGATCGTCACGTCTTGCTACACAAATATATGGAGGTGTTATACCTGGTGGACAAAATCAATTTGCAGCCGGCATACCAATGTCTGCTAAAGCTGCTGCCGGTTTCCAACAGCAGGTGTTAAGCCCGGCTTCTCTAATTACACAAATAGGAAATACTGTTGCACAATCTTTTGGCATCAAAGGACCTGCAGGACAGTTGGTTAATCAAATTGTTAATATTGCAACAACAAAGATTAACAGATCCGGTGTAATTGGATCTGGCATAGGAGCCGGTGCTACAATTGCATTGGGATCTCTACAGACAAATAATTCTCCTGCAACTTATGCTGATTATCGAGCTCAACAACTTCCAACTCCATCTAATACTATTGCAACCTCAGGCATAGCAACAGGATTAGATCAAAATACATTGGCGGCAGTTGCTGGGTTAGGTGGAGGCTCTAACTTAGTGAATAATGCAGGCAGCAACGTATTGTCTGCAACAAAGGGTACTTTAACAGACCCAATGTCAGTTGCTGGACAATTTGGTATTAATGCTTCTCAATTATCTGGATTATCTCCTAATATTCAAAGTAAAATACTTGACCAAGTTTCTAATATTGCAAGCAACGTTCCGGCAAATACAAATCTTTCATCTGCCGCAGCTCAAGGTATTAATCTGCAATCGATGTCGCCTGCTGGTCTTGCCAACCTGCCTCCAACTGCTCCTTACTCAGTTGCACCTAGTCCTACACCAGACGTTGGATATCTGAATCAAGTTGCGGCCCAAGGCGGCGCGACAGCCCTTGCAAGAGCATATGGTGTTAATAACATTAGCGATGTTCCGCAAGATAGATTATCATCGCAAGTTACTAAAGAAGCATTGCAAGGATCTCCTACTTCGTTGCAAAATCCATTGGCAACATCTATTCCGTCTAACCCAATTGACTCGTTGGTTAGCGGAGCAAAATATCTTGCATCTAATGTTCAGCTATCTCAAATTAGCGGATTGTTTGGAACAAAAGAAGGGCAGGTGTTACAGGTATTAAATAGATATCCAGGAAGCCCAGTTAACGTAGTAGTTGGCAGCGGCCTTGGAAATTCTGTAACATCAAAGTTTGGAAGTAAAACAACAGGACAGAGTCCGCTTGATAAAATAATGATAAGGTAACACCACATGGCTGTTGAATCGAGAAGTCAAGGCAAACTGCCGTCAGCAGGTCCGTTCCTTGCTGAAATTACTAACCATTTAGATCCTTCTTACATGGGATCTTTAGAAGTTTCGTTAATTAAAAATTTACAAAACTCAACTGATAGTCAGGAAGATACTTATGTTGTTAGGTATCTTAGTCCTTTTTACGGTGTAACTTCTGTAAGATACGAAGGAAATAATAGCAGTAACTTTAACGATGTACAAAAAAGCTATGGCATGTGGATGATTCCACCCGACGTTGGTACAATTGTTATGGTCATTTTTATTGATGGTGATCCTAACCAGGGATATTGGATGGGCTGTGTTCCTGACCAGTTTCAAAATCACATGGTACCTGGCATCGCTGCAAGTCAACAAACTGCAATGACTCAGGAGCAAAAAAATAGATATGGAACAACATATCTACCTGTTGCCGAATTCTTAAAGAGTACACAAAATTTAAATGTACCTAACGTTGACAAAATTGCTAAACCTGTACACCCTTTTGCTGATAGATTAGTAGAACAAGGTTTACTCCTAGATACTACTCGCGGTGTAACATCGAGTAGTGCTCGCCGTGAAGTACCAAGCGGTGTATTTGGTATTAGTACTCCTGGCCCTCTAGATACAAGTCCGGGAGCTAAGACAGGAGCAATCGGCTATGAAACAAAAGTACAAGCACCAGTTAGTAGATTAGGTGGTAGTACTTTCGTTATGGACGATGGCGACATTAATGGACAAAATGAACTTGTTAGAATTCGTACACGAACAGGACATCAAATTTTATTACATAATAGTCAAGATTTAATTTACATTGGTAACAGCAAAGGGTCTGCTTGGCTCGAATTAACCAGTAATGGTAAGATTGATATATTTGCAATGGATAGTGTAAGCATTCATACAGAAGCTGACTTTAACTTCCGTGCTGATCGTGACGTTAACATTGAAGCAGGTCGCAATATTCATATGCGAGCCGTTAAAAATATGGAAACCAATATTGGTGGCTATCAATATCTTGCAGTTGATGATTATAGTAAAACTTCTGTTAGAAATAATTATGATCTAGCAATTGGCGATACCGCAAAGATCACCGCATTAAGCGATTTCCATCTAAATGTTGGAAAAGATATTATGGCATCTGCTGCCGCTAGTATGAATTTAATTGGCGGCGACGGTTTTAAGATCGGATCTGGTGGAGTGTTTAGTGTTGATGCTAACGGAAATGTAGTAATGGTTGGCGCTCAGATTCACTTAAATGGACCAGCCGCTGGCTCGCCAGCTGTACCTGAAAATGCAGAGCCGCCGGCTCTGTTGACAATTAACAGCTTACCTAACAGAGATATTAAATGGGGATGGGGACCTGATAAATTTTATAACACAGGTACAATTAAAACAATCATGCAACGTGTGCCAACACACGAGCCGTGGCCACAGCATGAAAATGCAAATCCTACACAATTTAGTTCTGCCGCAACTGATGTTACATTAAGTACTGCTCCTGGATCTGAAAGAGCAGCAGCCGGAGCTGAAATTAATCCAAATGCAGGAACGCAAGAAACTGCAAATCAGCCTGAAATACAACCAGGCACATGTTCTCCTGAGTTTGCTAAAGACATTAATTCTGCATCAGCTCAACCAGGGATCTCTGCAATTAAAGCTGCGTGTGCAAAATATGGTCTAACTAGCCCATATGCTATTGCGGCCCTATTAGGAATTGCAGGCGGAGAAACTAGATGGAAAACGGTTGAAGAAAATTTCAACTATACAGCACCTAGATTATTGCAAGTTTTTCCAAGTGTGTTCAAAGGCGATCAAGCACTGGCACAACAATATGCCGGAAACCCAAATAATAGTTTACCTGAATTCTTATACGGGGCGTCGACATCCAAAGGCCGCGGACTAGGTAACACACAACCGGGTGATGGCGGGAAATATATTGGGCGTGGTTACATTCAAATAACAGGACGAGGCAACTATCAAGCATATGCTGACTTAACTGGACATGATCTAATTAATAACCCTGCACTATTAAATACTCCTGCTATTGCTGCTGAAGTAAGTGTTAAGTATCTACTACGTAGATGCAAAGCAGATCAAAATAGTCCTGGGTATTTTGAAGCCGCCTGTGCTTCTGTTGGGTTTAACACTCCTGATATTAAAGCACGTAAAAAAGGTTACTACGAATGTTTCTTAGGGCAATTAAAAGGCAACGATGCGGCTAATGCTGGCACAAATGTTAAAACAGGTGGCGGAACCATCTTAACTGATAGTCAAGGAAACCCAGTGAAATCGGGCGGCTAAATACCATATGCCGTTCAAATCAATTGAAATCACTAATGCTAATCAGGTAGCTCAACAGCCTACTAAGGTAAGTCAATTCTACAAAGGATTTAGTAGTATTGACCCTGCAAACACGGGTTCTAAATTATATGATTTAGAACTTATTAAACAAGACATTTTAAATCAGTTCAGCACACGCAGAGGCGAACGAGTAATGAATCCTACCTTTGGTAGCATTATCTGGGATGTGTTAATGGAACCATTAACTCCTGAAATTAGTGATGCACTGAACAGGGATATCGTTGCAATATGCAATAGTGATCCTAGAGTTACTCCTACTCAAATTAACCTACGTGAGTATCCTACAGGTTATGTTATTGAAGTAACTCTTAAGCTAAAAGGAACTGATCAATCCAGTAACCTGATTATGACATTCGACCAGAAAGTTGGATTGCGTGTACAATAATATACCAGGTTTATACAAAAAATAAATACGGTATAGAAATAAAATTATGACAATTCCATCAACAAACACTAAGCTACTAGTCTCAGAAGATTGGACTAAAATATACCAATCTTTCCGTAATGCTGACTTTCAAAGTTACGATTTTGAAACAATTCGTAGAATTTTGATCTCGTATTTGCAGGAAAATTATCCTGAAGACTTTAACGATTTTATTGACAGCAGTGAATATGTTGCTCTTGTTGATCTAATTGCTTTCTTAGGACAGAACTTATCCTTCCGCATCGACTTAAATGCCCGTGAAAACTTTTTAGAGACTGCCCAACGTCGTGATAGTATTTTACGTTTAGCACAGCTTATTAGCTATGTTCCTAAGCGTAATATCCCTGCAAGCGGATTACTAAAAGTTACAGCAATTTCTACAACTGATTCTGTTACAGATTCTACAGGTGTTAACCTAGCCAACACAACTATTGCTTGGAATGACTCTACCAACGTAAACTGGTACGAGCAATTTATTAGTATTATGAATAGTGCTATGCCTGGCTCTACAGTGTTTGGTAAACCTACTGATGAGAATACTATCAATGGTATCCTTACCTCGCAGTATCAATTAAACAGTTCTAATTCTGATGTACCAATTTTTAGTTTCTTAAAAAATATTAACGGAACCTCAATGTCATTTGAAGTTGTTCCTGCTACATTTAGTGGTAAGTCATTTATCTACGAAAGTAATCCTGCGCCTGCATCTGCTGTAAGTATCTTATATCAAAACGATAATCAAGGTTCTGGAAGCGCCAACACAGGATTCTTTACGCTGTTCAAACAAGGAACAATTGGTACAACTACTTTTAGTATTACAAATCCAGTTCCAAATGAAATTATTGGTATCAATATTTCTAGTATTAATGATACTGATGTATGGTTATGGCAACTAAACACTGATGGTACATACCCTGCTACTCCGTGGACCAAGGTCCCTGCAATGGTCGGAAACAATGTTATCTACAATAGCTTGAACACAAATATTCGTAACATGTATAGTGTTACATCTCGAGACGGCGACCAAATTGATTTAAACTTCCCAGACGGTAGTTTTGGAAATTTACCAAAGGGTAATTTCCAGTTATTCTATCGCCAAAGCAACGGTTTAACATATTCTATCAAGCCAGAACAATTATCAGGAGTTGTTGTTAACATTCCTTATGTAAACAAAGGCGGCCAGAACCATGTATTAACTATGACTATGGGATTGCAATATACTGTAAGCAATAGTTCAGGCCCAGAATCTAATGTCAGCATACAACAGAAAGCACCTCAGGCTTATTATACACAAAACCGTATGGTAACAGGTGAGGATTATAATATTGCACCATTGACATTAACAAGCAATGTTTTAAAAGTTAAGAGTATTAACAGAGTTAGCTCGGGCATTAGCAAATATTTTGAATTAAGCGATGTAAGCTCTAAGTATAGCTCTACAAATATTTTTGCCACAGATGGTCTTCTTTATAAAAAAGAAGCAGAACAAAAATTTAATTTTACTTATAGTAGCAAGAATGATATTTTTGCAGTTATCAAAAAACAACTAGCACCTATTATTGCTTCTACTCCTACTAAACTTTTTTATCTTGACAAATACAGAGAAGATCCTTTTAAGGTTACTCTTAATAAGAATATTGACGGTACCATAAATTACGATACACCAACATATCAATGGAATTCTTCTAATTTAGTATCTGGCCAAAGTCGTGGGTATTTTTACTCCAAAGATCGTAGACTTGATGTTAATATTCCTCAGTCTGTGGGATCATATGTTAGTAATGTATTAAAATATGTTACAGCAGGTTCTTTAATTAAATTTGTTCCTCCAAAGACACTTAACGGCGATCCCCAATATTTTTTACCTAATGGTAAAATTGTTCCTGCAAAAACTAGCAAGACTGTTGATTATGTATGGTCAACTGTTCTTCAAGTAGTCGCTGATGGATCAAATGTTGGATTAGGAAATCTTAGTGACGGTACCGGTCCTATTATTCTAGGCAATCGTCCTGGCACAGGATCAATCCCTGTTGAAATTATTCCTACATTTATTAAAACACTTGAATATTCTTTTGAGAGTAATCTTGTAAATCTCTGTTTAACACAACGAAATTTTGGATTACGCTTTGATACAAACAAAAGAAGTTGGCAAGTAATCGAAGATGTTAACTTAAATTTAGTCAACCCATTTGATTTGTCTACACAAGGAGATACAACTAATCTTAATAAAGATTCAAGTTGGTTTGTAGCATTTACTTGGACAGGAACAGAATATAAAGTTAGATATCGTTTATCTAATTTCTTGTTTCAGAGTGTAAAACAAACAGGATTTTATGTTGATAATTCTAATGTAAATTTTGATTACACAACTAATACTGTTATTAAAGATAAAATCAATGTGTTGCCGATCAATACAATGCCCGGTGACAATCTGCCTTTGGGTATAGAATATACTTGGCAAATCGACGGCTCTGTAGTTGAGTTAGACGGATATATTGATCCTGCAAGAGTTGAAGTAAGTTTCTATGCACACCAAGATTCTGGTACTGTTGGACAACTTATTGATCCTGATTCGTTTAGCAATATTGTTGGAACATCTATAGCCGGCACATCTAATGGATATGTTATGTTTAAATTAGATGCAGACGGAATGGGATATAGTACAATTGGTAGTGATAAGTTTATTGTATTTGATACAGAAAATGATGCACGTTTAGCCGCTACTTCTAATATACTTGATACTGAATATCTATATTATTTTATATCAACTAATTCTGTAAAAAGTGTCAACACAACAAACGAATTTGTATACGAACCAAGCTATGTTGTATATAAAGGACGATCTGATTTAAGTTTCCACTATCTACATAATAGTGGAGAAGAAAAGAGGATTGATCCTAGTAAGAGTAATATCATTGATATATTTGTTCTAACATCCGACTATGATGCCACTTTTAGAAATTGGTTATTAACCGGAGCAGGAACACAACCAATTGCTCCAACTAGTCAAAGTTTAGAAAATAATTATTCTGAGGTTTTAGAACCTATTAAGAGTATTAGTGATGAAATGATTTTCCAGCCTGTAAAATACAAAGTATTATTTGGATCTTCGGCGCCAGCAAATCTAAGAGCAACCTTTAAAGCTGTTCAGAGTCCATCAAGTACCCTTAGCAGTAACGATATTAGATCTAAAATTTTAACAGCAATTAATAATTTCTTTGCACTAGAAAATTGGGACTTTGGACAAAGTTTTTATTTTAGTGAACTGACAACTTATGTAATGAATATGTTAACTCCTGATATAACAAATTTTGTTATTGTTCCAACTACAAATAATTTTGGAAGTCTTTATGAAGTTGCTTGTCAAAGCAATGAGATTTTCATCAGCGGCGCCCAGGCGTCTGATATTGTTGTAATTGATGCAATTACTGCTTCGCAGTTAGATACAAAACTAATTCCAACTAATGCCGGATAAAAGAAATGGCAAATAAAAAAATTAATTCAGTAAACCTACTACCAGAAATATTTAGAACTGATAGGAATTCAAAATTCTTATCAAGCACCATTGATCAATTAATACAGCCTGCAGAACTAGAAAGACTAGATGCTTATGTTGGATCAACACAAACTCCAACATACAAAACTGATGATGTTTATTTGCCAAATAAAAAGCCTTATGAATTATCGCCTGCATTAATTACTAACGACAGTCTTGATAATATTCAGTCAACACAGGGGTATGACGATCTAATTAATCAAATTTCTATCAACGGCGGAACTGTTGATAATCTTGATAGACTTTTTAGGTCTAATGTTTATTCTTACAATGCTCACGTTGATTGGGATAAACTTGTAAACTATCAAAATTATTACTGGTTACCATACGGTCCTTCTCTAATTGAAGTAATATCGGATGTAGAAACAGTAATTGATCAAGCAGTAGCAACAGTTGAAGTGCAGACACTAACTGGAACAACATCAACTGTGTTATCTAATGGAATGCTAATTAGCTTTACTGGAGTAAGTGTTCCTGAAGAATTTAGTAATAATAGAACTTTTTATGTTGAAGGTGTTGGTACATCTATCACATTAATTCCTTCTGACAGATTATTAGTATCTGAGAATTTTATTAATCCTTATATTGACGGATTTGATTCAAATAAATTTGACGAGTTGCCATTTGATAATGATAGCGAACTTCCTATCTCTGCAGAATATGTAACAATTAACAGAGCCAGTATTGACTTAAATCCGTGGACTCGGTATAACCGTTGGGTACACCAAGATGTTATTAAAAAGAGTGCTGAAGTTAACGGAGTAGTTGCAGCATATCCAACTTCTCAAAGAGCTCAACGTCCTATTATAGAGTTTAAAGCAAATATTCAATTATTCAACTTTGGTACACAAGGTATTGAGCCTATTGATTTATTTGATACACTTACCGAAGATGCATTTGGAACAATTGAAGGTTCTACCTCTACTGTATATGTTGATGGTATTGCCTTAGAACAAGGGCATAGAGTTATCTTTGCTTCTGATACTGATAATGATGTTCGAGGAAAAATTTATGAAATTAATTTTACTCAAGCAGGTTCGGTTAGAACTTTACATTTAATTCCTGCATATGATAGTAATCCTGCAGAAGGAAATACTGTTACGGTGTTGCTAGGAACAGCACACAATGGAACTGATTGGTGGTATCACTCAAACAAATGGCAGCTTGCACAACAACGTACCGCACTAAATCAAGCTCCTTTATTTGATCTATATGATATTGACGGAAATAGTTATTCTGATAAAGATTACTATCTAAGTAACTTTACTGGCAGTAAAATATTTTCTTATGTAGTAGGTGAAGGAACAAATGACAAATATCTAGGATTTCCTATTGCTTATAGGAATACAGATGCTATTGGCGGAATTATATTTTCTAATAACTTATTAACTGACCAAATTGTTATTTCTCAAATTGGTAGCCCTACGTACACTATATCATCAAATATTGCATATTGTAAAATAAATGATTCTTACGAGAATGCATGGACTTCTACTATTGAATATCCAATGCCTATCACCGACGAAGGATATTACGAAGAGCCACTGAGTTTAACTAACAATCCTTTAAACGGAAATATTTCTGAATTTACTATAAGTGAATTAAGTGAACATGTACAGACAATGGTTGACAGGGGTATTCCAGGATATCAATTATCTGACCTACAGTTAGGAAACCTACGAGACCTTCCTGACTATACTAATTACGGAATTAAATTAATTTCTAATGCAAACCCAATTTCGTTTGCACAGATGTTCATTGGCAAAAAAGAAAACAGTCTTATCGATGCTATTACAAAAGTTAGCGATCAATATGATTTATTCAAATTAACATTTTTAAATAGTGTCAACGGATTTGATAACCAACGTGACCCAGTTGGTGCTGTTGATCAAATTTTAACAACTCTTAACCAAAATAAAACAGGACAATTCCCTTATTACCTGTCTGATATGGTAGGATACGGTAACCCTGAAAAAACAAGGACATGGACAGTAACAAACATTAATAATGTTTCGTATCCACTTGACAGTGGATTTAACATGTCTGAGTTAAGTTTACGATCTGTTTTAGTTTATTTAAATGGCGAACAGTTAATACATGGAATTGATTACACCTTTGATTTTGCGTTATCGTCTGTGGAGATTCTTTCTCCTCTGGCAGTAAACGATGTATTAACAGTTAACGATTATACAAATACAGAAGGCGCATACATTCCTCCTACACCGAGTAAATTAGGTTTATATCCTAAATTTATTCCTGCCAAGTTTACTGATAGCACTTATGTAACTCCTACACTTGTTATTCAAGGACACGATGGTAGTATTATGGTTGCCTATAATGACTACAGAGATGATATTATTCTTGAGCTTGAAAAGCGTATCTATAATAATATTAAAGCAAGTTATAGATCAGAGTTATTAGATATTAATAGTGTTATCCCTGGCGCATTTAGAACAACAAATTATTCTCCAGCTGAACTTACTAAAATTGTTAGTAAAGATTTAGCAAAGTGGGCAACAAAATATAATATTGATTACACCACAAATAATTTATTTGACCAGTATCAATCAAAGACCTGGAATTTTGCAGGATCTGAAATTGTTACTCTTGGACTCTTAGTAAACGGATCGTGGAGATCTATTTACAAATATCTGTACGATACTGACCGTCCTCATACACATCCATGGGAAATGCTAGGATATAGTATTCAACCTGCGTGGTGGGAAACTACATACGGACCTGCTCCGTACCTGCCTTCAAATCAAATGTGGGATGATCTTGAAAACGGATTAGATGTTGACACAGGAAATATTTTACCAAATTATGTTAGATTTAATCTAAGTGTTGTATTGCCAGTAGATAGTAGCGGCAATCTTCGTAGTCCTGATGACATAATTTCTAATTCCTCCGACTCGGCTAAACGTCAGTTATGGGTAGCTGGCGACCAAGGTCCGGCTGAAGCATCATGGAGGCGTAGTAGCTACTGGCCATTTGTGGTTCAGAAATTATTAGCATTGACAATCCCTGCAACTTATGCTTCGTTAATGTATGATCCAAGTCGAGTACAGAAAAATAAATCCGACCAATGGACATACGGTATGGATGAAACATTTTTCCAATTAAAAAAGTTATCTGTACATGGAGAAAATAATTCGTTAACTAGCGGTTACAGTGTTTTTGTTTCCGAAGTTGGAACACAACGTTCATCAAAATATGTAACCGAACTTAGACAAGATTTACAATTTGCAAGTTATAATCTACTCTTCAAAGTTGGTGGATATGTTGATCAAGATACATTGCAAATTATTATTGATTCTTATGATCCGACTACTAGAGCCCCTGGTGCAATTTTGCCATCGAGGAATTATAAGTTACGATTAAATTCAGGAAATCCTGTTAAGTCAATTGCACTATCTGGACTTATTATTCAGAAGTTGAATGGAAAGTATATTGTTAAAGGATACGATAGAACTGATTCTTATTTTACATGTCTTACTCCTAACCGTAATCTAAACACAGCCGCTATTACAGTAGGCGGTGTTAGTGCAAAATACGTTAAATGGGAAAGTAGCGGAACTGGCGGAGCAACTGGTCTGTCGTTTGGGGATACTACAACTGCCTCTGCTTCGTCTGTAGGGAACTTCTACCAGAAAGGGCAGTATGTTTATTATGGAAATAATTTTTACAGATGTACTGTAGCCCATAAAGCTGGCGCAACATTTAATTCTTCGTATTTCCAAATACTTCAGTCTTTGCCTACTGTTGGCGGCGCGACAGTACAAATTGCAAGCAGTTTCAGTAATAAAGAAACATTTGTTCCTTACGGAACTTCTTATTCTAATATTCAAGAAGTATACGACTTGATTATTGGTTACGGACATTGGTTAGCTACTCAAGGATTCTCATTCACAGATTATAATACAGATCTTGAAACTGTATCTGACTGGAGCCATACAGGAAAAGAATTTTTATTCTGGACAACACAAAATTGGCAAGATGGTAGTATTATTACATTAAGCCCGTTTGCAAATCGTGTTGTCTTTACATCTAATGATTCTGTTGTAGACAATTTATTTGATAGTTATTATGAGTATAGCGTTTTAAAAGCAGACGGTACACCTTACGACCAAGAAGATCTTTCTATTAATAGAAATGATGGTGTCTGTACTATTTCTACATTGCCGTCTACTGCTGGAATTTATTTTATAAAATTAAATACGGTCCAAAAAGAACATGTAATTGTGTTTGATAACAAGACAATATTTGGCGATGTTATATATAATTTGGAAACAGGAAGCCGTCAACGTCGAGTTAGGTTTGTAGGATTTAGAACAGCAAACTGGAACGGTGATTACTTCAGTCCAGGATTTGTTTATGATACTGCTATTGTAAAGAATTGGGAAAAGTATACTGATTATCTAGCAGGCGATAGTGTTGAGTTTGCCGGAAAATATTATTCTGCAATTAAGAACGTTGCAGGTTCTGCAACATTTGATTTTACAAAATGGACTATTCTATCTAAAAAGCCTGTTTCGGGATTATTGCCTAACTTTGATTATAAGATTAGACAGTTTGAAGATTTCTATAGTTTAGATAGCGACAACTTTGATGAAGGCCAACAGAAGATGTCTCAGCATCTTACTGGCTATACTCCACGTACATATCTAAATAATATCTTTACGGATCCTGTCGCACAATATAAATTCTACCAAGGATTTATTCGTGAAAAAGGAACCAAGAATGCGTTCAATAAATTATCAAAAGCTAGTCTACAAAACCTTAACGGTGCAGTTTCGTTCAACGAAGAATGGGCGTTCAGAGTAGGAGAGTTTGGATCATTTCCAACTTACCAAGAACTTGAAGTCCCTCTAGTTGAAGGAACTTTCTTAGAAAATCCACAAGTTATTAATTTTGTTGACAGCTTACCAGAAGCAAGTGCAAATGATTTAATTCATTATAGTCTTCCTTCTGATTTAACAATCACACCTACAGACTTTATTTCTTCTAGCACATTTGCTACTACTAACGAAGAGTCTATGTTATTAACACACTCTGGTTATGTAAGAATTGATGATGTTACTGCAACTGCTTATAACGAAAACAGTTTATTAGATATTGCAAACAGCAATAGTCTAACAGATGGCGATACCATTTGGCTTGGATTTAAACAAGACGGAAGTTGGGATGTCTATCGTTACACTTATTATCCAGTTGGTGTTGTGGGAGTATATGTAAGTGCTCCGTTGAGCACTATTACATTTACAACCAATTTACCACACGGTCTTCGAGTTGGTCAGTTAATAGGTATATCTCACTTTAATGATCAGGTAAACGGAATTTATTTTGTTAAGGGAGTTCCTAACTCTAAACAAATTACAGTATCCAGTACACTTGCAAGCATTGAAGATGCCGCATTACCTGCTCCTGGTCAATTATATGTATTTGCCAGTGCAAGAATAAGTAATTTTGATTCTCTACCATCTGATAAACAACTTCGACATCTGCCAAATGGTACTAAATTCTGGATTGATCCTTCTAATACTCAAGGATGGGAAGTATTCGAGAAGTCTAACAATTATACCTCTTCTCAAGAATTCGCACCTGTGAATTTAGGCAGACTTGGCCTAGGACAAAGTATTAGCAAACGTACTGGTAGTAATATAATTGTTTCTGGAACACCAACATATTTTAGATCGTCTCAGTACGGTGGTGTTTTTGTTTATGAACAAGGTATTGATGGGTCGTTAACAAACATTGGAAGATTCCGTCCATTTATT